TGGGCTGCTGCGAAAGCAAAAGCTCGTAAAAAACTCGGAGGGCATAGCGCCAGAGCTATGCAGTTAGCTACAAAGTACTACAAAGAATCGGGCGGGCGTTACGAAGGTTCAAAATCTTCTTCAAATCGGTTAACTCGCTGGGGTAAAGAGGACTGGCAGACTAAAGAAGAATACGAAAAAAGCAAAAAATGACGGATTTAGCACGAGAAAAAGGAAGAACTGAGCGGTATCTCCCTCGTTCTGCGTGGGCAGCTCTAAGCCCAGAAGAACGTCGAGCTACGGACGAGAAGAAAAAACAGGCCACGGCAGGAGACCGCCCTGTAAATACTCAAGTCCCGAATACAGAGCGAGCTAAAGAAGCAAGGCGTAAAGCTTCTGAGTATATTAAACGTAAGTCTTCCACGTAACCATGGACCTCCGCGACCAGCTTCAAAAAGAACTCTTAGAGGAGCAGAAACAAGAGATCTTAAATCGCGCTAGGGAAAAGCGCCGGCAAGAAACTGAAGATATGAAAGTTCAATTTAGATCTTCAGGGGGGCAGCCAGTCGATTATTAACTGCTACTATGATGGCAGTCTCAGACCCTCTCATGCTGTTTGACTGCTTTACTTATTTCAACGAGAAGGAATTGCTTGAGCTCCGCGTGGAGATGCTCAAGGATGTCGTTGATGGTTTTATTATTACAGAAGGCAACTTAACCTTTAAAGGGGAGCCTAAAATTTTTACATGTGTAGAAAATATTATAGAACTTGGTTTACCTGAAGAAAAAATTCAAGTTTTACATGTAGAACTTCCAGATGCGGAGGCTTACCCCAATCCTTGGATACGAGAGTACGCTCAAAGAGACGCTTTAGCAGTGGGTATGCGTATGACCCCACCGGATTCGGTATTTTTCTTTAGTGATATTGACGAAATACCCAAACCTTCTCGATTACTAGAAGCTGTTGCTATTGCCAACGAAAACCCAGACCGTTGTGTTCGATTGTCAATGCCCATGCTTTACGGAAGAGCAGATCTCCGTGTAGTTGATCCCGAACAAGACACAAGTAAACCTCCTACAAACTGGACTTGCGGCACCGTGGTTTTATTTAACCACCTTGAAGATACGCTTTCTCGTATACGGAACAAAGACAACGGTCTAGTAGTAGGCGACTGCGATTGCGGTTGGCACTTTTCTTGGATGGGGGATGCCGAGAGGTTAAAGAAAAAACTTACCTCTTTTTCACATTGTTATGATGACATACCTAATGCTCACGCTCCCGCTTATAGTCAAGAAATGCTGGATTATTTAGACACGTATAAGCCAGAACCTGGCGGGGTCGACCCTTTGGGCCGCAAAGATCATATACTTATTTCCTATCCACATGAGCTGTTACCTCAAGAACTCTTTAAACTAGAAAGAGTACGCAGTTTCTTGCTTCCTTCCCATGGCTGACAAAATGCCTCCTGAGCTCTTAGCTCGCTTCCAGAAAAAAGATAAAAAAGACCCTAAGGAAATGACTGCCGAAGAAAAAAAACAAGCTCGTCAAGCCGCTTTAGCTAAAGCTAAAAAGGCAAAGCAGAAAAAAACTGGCGCTTGATGCTTTAATTAACCTCGTATATAACGGCACATAGTTCGCTGTGTGTCGTTTGCCTCCCGTCTTTGAGAAACAATGGCCGATCCAATCAGCATTAGAAGCAGATATAGTGAAATCCTAGAGGCTGCCCGAAGCCAGGATCAATCGAAGCAGTCGGCTACTTTGGTCGTGCTCGGTCATCTACAGCAGATGGTGCTGTTGATGATAAAAAAAGGATTGTTTTTTTATTGCGAACAAGACACGTACAACAGTCGAGGCAAATTTCTACAAGATCTAATAGCTCTAAATAGATTAGACATTCGCTTTCCGTCGATTATTCGGAATTTTTTAATAGACGGTTGTGGCTTATTTTATTTTCGACCCGATCCTAAGTTAAAGTATCAAATTTACTTTTTTGACAAACATCAATATCGCGTTTATCACGACGTAAATGGAAGTATTCAAGAAGTTATAATTATTTATAGTTATAAAGTAAGGAATTCTACTTTAGGGCTGCCCGGAGATGTACCCGGATTAAATAAAAGGTATGTCCGCATATCCATTACTGACAAACTAATTTCTGAAGTAGAAACGGATACTGAGCTTAGCTTTGATCTAGACCCAGCCGGTCTTTTAACGCCAAGTAATAGTAGAGAAAATACGCTTGGGTTTATTCCTGCTGTCGAAGTTTTAAACAAACCGAACTCTAGTGGTACAGAAGGAGAAGGAGAGTTCGGTCCCTTCTCGGAACAAATCGTTTTACACGATTCTCTTATTCAGAATATTGCAAAAAATATTGAATTCTTTGGTAACCCAACCTTAATTAGCTCTCGTCCACGTAGCGACCTTATCGAAGCTTCCGACGCTGAACGTACGTTCCGTCCCACTATTAGTAGTCAGAGTGGTTTTGCTGGTAGGGATACTCCCTCTACCCGAGTTAGCGAACCTTTTGGCGGCAGCTCTTTGATGGGAGGTTTGCGAGTTCCTCGAATTATTGCAAACGTAGAGCCCTCAGATCGTATGGGGTACATGACCCCCGACCCTGTTAATGGGGACATGAATAGGTATGCGCTGCTTTTACGCGAGGAAATTAGAACAGCTCTTGGCGGCGTGGATGAAATTTCTGTTTCTGCTGGCGCTACCGCGACAGAAATTAAAGGATTGATGGGTCGAGCGCAAGCCACGGCTCTTCGTAAAAATAAAAGTTTCTTAACTTACGGATTCTGTAAGTTGCTTGAAATGATTATTTATCATCAAGAGCAGATTTTCCGTGAGAGCTTTGTAGCTGTTACAGGAATGAAAACTCCAAAAATACCGGAGAAGCCCACGCCTGAATCGATTGAGAAATATGATGTAGATGTTAAGAAATTTAAATTAAAAGTTGAGATTGCGATTAAGACGGCTTTAGAAACCAACACTGTTCCGCCTGGAGTTTACGGCCTGCCTGCGGATGGGGATCGAGAAGTTACCTATCGTTTCCAAGGTGATGTCTATGAAGACACAGCGTACGACTTAAATCAGAAGTCAATTGTTGTACGAAACTTACAAGAACTCGGCGTGGATAGCGTCGAAGCGTTGAAATATTTGTTCCCCGATAAGACGGATTCTGAGCGTTCAGAAATGTTGAAAGGATTTCCTTTCAGAATGATTCAACAAACTCAAAGCGCGTTTCAACAATTTTTAGTATTATTATCACAGATGTTGCAAACGCCACATCCACTTGCGCCTAATCAGCCTTTGGGTGCTGATCCTCGTTTGAATCTAACGCCCCTGTTGTACAGGACGTTTGACCACCTCGCACAAGAACTAACCTACTCGGGCAGCTATGAGCCAGCAGATCCAAGCTTCGATCCCGAGCCCGGTCTCCCCGGCGGTAGCGGCCCCTTCGGCGGCGCCAACAGCGGACCAGGGCTCTACGGCCTACCCCCAATGGGTAGCCCAAACCAGTACCCCCCAGGGGTATTCGGCGCCTACGCACCAACAGCAGTCGCCGGCAACACAGGGTACGGCCCCTTCTACCAGCAACCAGTACAACCAGTTTCCGTCAGCGTCCTCCCCGAGCAACCCTTGGGAAGCCGCGATGGGCAGCCTGGAGCGGGTGGTATCACGGATGTCTCCGTCCCCCAGCCAGGCACCACAGTATCCGCAGTACCAAACGGCACAGGATACTCAACAGTACAGTCAGCCTTTACAGGCCCAACCCTGGGCTTATCAGGCACCCCAGGCAGCGCCGACCTCCTACAACAACGGATTTACGACCCAAACTTCCTCTCCGACTTCTACGGTCAGCTCCCCAGAGGTGGAACTAAGCGACGTAACCGCTCAAGTAGTTAATCACTTCGGTATTGAAGCTCCTGGCATTCTCAATCAGTACTCAGTTACTCTTGAAGATGCTCTGATTGCTCAAAACGAGCGCTTAGAACAGGTTTCTGTTCGTGGTGCCGCTATGGAGCATATTCTTACTGATCCTGATCAACTGGCTGATTACACAAATCGCTTCTTCACCGAAGTGTATCCCGTGGATGAGCCTGAGTATGGTGATTCCCGCGCTTATCGCCCTAGCTACGACATGCCTGCTGTTCCTGCTAACGCTAGTTCAGCTCCTCGTAACAACGTTGAAGGGCAGTGGGAAGGATTTAAGACCGCTATGGATCGCAATCCTGACCAAGCTTGGCGTTATTTGAGCCAAATGAGCCCTGATGCTTTCCGTCAGAAGCTCCTGTTCTTAGACGCAGCCTGATCTAAGGTTTACAAAAAGACCCCCTGGAGACGGGGGGTTTTTAGTATCTAGTAGCCCACGCTAATTTTCCACGATGCCTTTTACTAGCGAAGCTCAAAGACGTAAATTTTACGCAATGGCCGAGCGTGGGGAGATTCCGAAGAGTACAGTTAAAGAGTACGAAAGTAAAACCAAGGGGAATCTTCCAGAGAGAGTATCTGCCAAGGAAAAAGCTCAAAAACAACTAGCTAAAAAAGGTAAGTAATCATGGGAAACATCAGTTCACGTCTAAAACAGACGAACTTGGACAACGAAGCTATACAAGAGCTTCACAATCAGATTGCAACACTCGAAGATAGTCTTGAAAAGCTTCGGGCTTCTTATGCTGACGATATGGTCAGGGTTTCGTTAGATTTGGTTCACTTAAATACTAAAATTCAAGAAGCTAAAAGTACTGAAACTGCGGAGTAGACTTAGAGTAGTTGACTGCCCCTTGTGGTTTACACTCCTCTTTCCAACTATAAACACGACAGAGGTCCTCATCGACTGCAATCTGGGCCTAGTCACACATCCGACGATTTAAACCTTGTAGAAAAATATTTAGTTGTTTCAAGTGGCTATGTAGATCCACTAGGTAACACAGTAGCTTTTTATGGAGTTAATAATACAGGAGGAGACTTTGGTTTTGTTACTGCTGGTCCTCCTAATTCAGGTATTTACCTAACTGATGCTTGGAGAACTGTGCCTCCAGCTATGGAGGGGTTTTGGACGGATTACCAAAACGTAGATTTTGCCCCCAGTGGTTTACTTAGTAGTTATGACGGATATAGAGGACTCTCCGTTGTTACAATCGCAAATGCAAAAGTTTCTACAGCGGCTTTCCCTCAACCTGGTTTAAGAACTACAGGTAAATACACGTATTTTGGAGGTTTTGCTCCTTCTAATCAAGGTTACGATCCTTATAACACCCCTGGCGACAGTTCACCAGCGTTGGGACTAACCGGTGGGGGTGTAACCCACGGTAGATTTGAAGGAGGGATTTTAACTAACCCCTTCAGCACCTCTATTGGTTCTGGGACTTCAACAAGAGCAGACTGGGTTTATAACCCCCCTGTGTACTGCCAGACATTTACGGAGTCCATTAGAGCCACGGCTCCTGCTGGAAACATGAGCACAGTAACTCGTTATATCTATCGAGGTCACGCAGGAACTTATGTGTCTAATTATGCGTCTATCTATGGCTTTGCACCCGAAGGAGTGCGTGGCCTTATTCGTCATTATTCACCGACGGTAAACTCAAGTAATCAGAAAAATGTTTAACGCTATGAATGCGACTTGTTTGTGTTTATTCTAACTTTATAGGGTTAAACTAATAATGTAGTTGCTTTTGGAGATCATCGACAATGTTTGTCGATAATGATTTTCCCAAGCTGCTCGGCGCTGAACTCTACAGGCCCCACCCGGCCTATGTTGTAGAGATGGCTGCTGAACCTGTAGTCGTTCATGACTTCAGTAAGCAACCAGGCCAGACTGTGCAGCTTGATCGTTACAGATTCTGGGGCAATCCCGGCTCTAAGGAGTCAAGGGAGCGCACCGCTGAGCAGACAATCGGTACGGCTTCAAGTCGTAACATTGTGAAGGACAAAGTGTTGGTTACTCTCAAGGAGTACACCGGCCCTGCGGACCCTAGCGATCCGACTCAAGCCAGCACTTTCAAGATTGCTCGCGAAACTCTGATTACTGCCCAGCGTTTGCTGCTGGATACAGGTAATCTCACCGGTTTCCACCAATCCATTGGTTCTTTGACACTTCTCGACGACTATCGTCGTTGGCGTGATCGGGTGTTCATCAATGAACTCCTGAAAGCTGTGTCCAAAGGCCAGTCTTCTGATACCCAGGGCGGTTATTACTACCCCGGTAATCTTACTGTTGGTGGCCTTACCTACACCAATGCTGAGCAAGCTAAGTTTGACGTTAAGGACGATTTGCTTCGTGTGGTTAAGAGCCTACGTAAGCGTAACGTTCCTACTTATCAGGATGGTTTCTATCGCTGCGTTTGCGATCCTACTTTCCTGATGCACTTGCGTCAGAACTCTGACTTCCGTGAGGTGGCTCGCTACCCCGGTAACGGTCAGATCAACCCACTCATGTCAGCTATGCAGCCTAATGCTGCTATCTACATGGGCCAAGGTTTTGGCCAAGCTACTTTTGTGGCTGGCGAACCCATCATGCCTACTGGTTTCGTGTTTGAAGGAGTCCGCTTCTTCGAGTCCACGAACATGCCTACACAATCCGCTTCAGCCACCATCGCTGGTACTTCTACCACCTATGATTCGGCTATCGGTATGTTCTTCGGACCTCAATCCGTAGGCGTGGGTATTGGCGGTAACAACGCTCAGGTGTTGTTAAACAATAATGACGATTTCAGCCGTTTTATCATGATGATTTGGAGCCTGTACGCAGGTTTTGAACTTCTGAACGCTGACTTCGCCACTATTGCTTATTCCTTTAACGTTTAAGGAGGAATAAATCATGACAATTAATCCCCTTCAGATTCAAGTTTCCAAAATCTATCCTGGAAACTACACTAACGTTCTTCGTTACTGGCACAAGCCCACGTCTGTTGTTTACAACAACGCTAACGAGACAAGCACTACTCTTACTAACCAACCTGTTGGTGGTCCTGTTGGAGTTGTGTTCAAGCCTGGTTGGATTGCGCAACAGGCTATCGGTTATGTAGACCTCTCTTATCAAGCTGGTGGTACTACCAATCAGTTGGAGTATTACACCAACCCTTATGGGTCAGGTCAAAACGGCACTAACCAGCCTTTCTTGAATGCCAACGTTATTATTCCTTCACCGGATTATCACAAGGACATTCGTGCTGACATCACTGACGGTATTATTGTGCCTTCTGGCGCATATATCTATCGTTTGGCCCTCCGTGTTGACGGCGGTGACCTAGTGAGCAGCGGCGTGGCTGGTGCAAGCGCTACTCCTACTTTGGGTCTTGGCCCTGCTCTAGGTGTTGGTGTTAGCACAACCCCTGGTCCCTCCGGGTTCTTTGTAACCCTGGCTGGTAGCAGCAGCCGTATTACTAACGGCACGTTTAACACCAACAATGCATGGAATTCTAACCTTCTTGCAAGGGTAGGTTCTGATACCACATACAAACTGTCCACTGTAGTCAACCTCGGAGGCAATGTTGCTTCTGGTTTGGCTCAAGGTTCAGGTATTTACGATCCTCGTGCTGGTTCTAACCGTTTAAGCGGTAAAAACAAAGCTCTTGGTATCTGTGAAGTGTGTTGGATGGTGGCCGATGAAGCTCCTCAACGGGATGACATCGTTCTCCAACCTGCTGGTGTTGTGGAATCCAGCATTTACACCAGCACTGTTCCTGCCTGATAGAATCAAGCGGGCCTGTGGTGGACTTAGCCTCTCCTTCGGGGGAGGCTTTTTAATTTAAAGCGGGAGCCGCATAATTTTTGTTAAAGGCTTCCATACTTTTTACGACTCGAAGAAGTTCTGTTACTTCCGCTATTTGGTCTACATTATCTGGTGTTACTGCAAACCTTATTTGGGGATAGGACCCTGGCACTTTTTGGCTAGTATCTCCCTTTAATGGTGCTGATTCATTAGTAGTGTAATTTCCTCCAACGGTTCCTGTATTAGGTTGTTTTGGAGCGTCGCTGCCCGTGTTGGTTTCCGTGGGCGCTGGTTGTGCTACTTGCTGTGTCTTTTGAGCATCCCTGAGTCTTGCTGGATTTAAATAAGCCGCTAGGTTTTTTTCGCGAGCATCAGGGATCACCCCAAATGTTTTTTTGTAATAGAGCTGATCCGCCCCTGACTGTAACCAGTTTGCAACGTCCGCGTGATGTAACGCATACTCTGCGTCGTTTAAGGCTTTTCTAATATCTGTGGGGTAGTTTTTTCTAGGTAGATTACTAACAACAAGGTTTGCTATGGCGGGTACAGCATCAATACCTGCAGTAGCAGCAGAAGTTAAAGCTCCTCCGCCCCCTACAAGCAGTGCATCAAGAGCGTTTTTCTCTAACTTTTCTTTAGGATCTAAAAAAGCTCCACCTACATTTATTACATCGCCTAAGAAAGGAACCGCTTTTACTACTTTTTGGACAGGACGAGGTATGCTTGCTCCTACGTTACGCAACGCTTGAAGAAAATCCATTTTTTAAGAAATGCTCCTCTCATTCTAGTAATTTGCTATAAAATAGGGAGGTCTTAAGGCAGCATAATGACTGTTTCCACAGCAAGTAAAGCGGTTTATTTACCCAGCGGCGTAGATGTCGAGATTTTAAGTCTCCACGACGAGGGAGAGTACTACATGGTGCGCTCTAACACTACCGGTAAAGTGTTTTTCGCTCATAAAGGGCAGATAAGGGAAGCAGGAGAAGGTACAATTTCAGAAATAAGTGAAAAACCCGCACTAAAACGTCGAGGAGGACGCCAGATTGTAAAACCTGAGGTCCCCACGGAGCTTCGAGTCAACATCAACAGTGCCACGCCTCAACGACTGACTCAAATTCTTAAAGGCGTGGGAATGAAAACGGCAATTGAGATTAAAGAGCTGCAACAGTCGCTGCCTGGAGAGCGATTTACAAAACTTGAGCAATTAAAATCAATTTCACGAGTGGATTGGGATACAGTTTTGGAAGATGGGGTTTGTTACGTCGAATGACCTAGAATAGGGTGACGTAGTTATCTAATTCTGTGGCTCAACTTACCCAACAAGAACTAGAACAGATCCAGTCATATTTAAGTCAACAAGGTGTTGTCTTTAATGCGACAACAACAGATGCGACTAAACGAGAAATAATTTATGCTGCAATAAATCAATTTAGTCGAAATCCTGCTCAGGTTTTTGGGTATAAATTAGATGATTTTAACTTTAGTAGAGTATCGTATCACTTAGGATACAATATTGCTACTGTACCTGCAGGAGACTACGCTAGATTACTAGAAGCTTGTAATAGTATTCCAAGTGAGTTTTATTTTGATAAAATTGTTCAACAAGTTGAGAGATGTGAAGAAGCTGAACGTTTAACGGAGTTGGCAACGGGACGAGCTACAAACAGGCAAGAGACAATTCTTGGTGATGTTAGCAGGTCTATTAACGTACAAGATAAAAGAGAAGTTACTCGTGTCTGGCGAGAAAACTACATGTTCGAATGCGATCGTTTAGCTCACATGCTTTACGTTCCCAACTATAAAGATCCTGTAACAGCAAGATACAGATATGAGCGTAGTGGAGGTGAGTTTATACAAGCAATTCCAGGTCCTCCTGACACGGCTAGAGCAGATAGAATCTACTTTTACACAAAATGGCGGTAAGCGTTATAGTTAAGATGATAAAGCAAGTTTTTAAGGGCTAGGAACATGCCAGATCGGTATACAAAGGCAGCAGAGAATTTAGGTACAGTTCTAATGGGCATTATGGATATGGCGGGGGTTAAACCCGCTGCCAGAGCTGTCCGTAGAGCCGAACCTTTTGCAGATAGGCTAGGAAGTCAATTAAAAGTACCTTTAACTTTCCGTGGTGACCGGGGTCGACTTGTATCACCTACTGTGTCTCCAGAAGTTCAAGCATTGCCTGAAAATCGGGCTATGTTTGATCCTCGCGCTGTAGATATTCTTCGTTCACCAAATGTAGGTGCTTCTCCCGGACAACTAGAAATTCCTAGAATGGGGGGTGCTTTAGTACCCCAATTTCGCGAAACAGGAGGAGCTCTTCCCTTAACTGGACGCCCTCAAGTACAAGGAGTAGCTCCAAACTTTTATGAGCGTATGCGGGCCGGGGAACCTTTAGAAGGTTACCGTGGAACAGTCACTTCTCCTGGAATGGGTGCGCCAGATTTGGGTGCGCCTCAGGTTCCCGGTACTGCAGTATCTCCCGCTTTCTTAAGACGTTCCCAAGAACCGCAAATTATAGGGCGACCAGGTATTTTAGATCCAAGGCCCGAACCTGCTCTTCGAGGAGGACCTCTTGGTCGTCCTGTAAACGCTTATGAACAAGTAGGAGAAGCAGGTAGACGTTATTACACTCCCGAAGGTTCTCCTCGGATTGATTTAGAGATGCCTCCTAGAGGAGGGGATGTTATGCGTCGACCCGGTATGGCAGATGACGTTCAATCCGTGGATGTAAAGGTATTGCCGCAGGAAATGGCGAACGCTGTAGGGCGTACTTTAGAGGCTATGCCTGCTGGTGGCGGTGTAAATTTAAAAGCTTTACTTGCTGCGGGTCTTGGTGGTCTTGGCGGAGGACTAATAACTCGTGCATTTAATGAGCCTGGGAAGAATACATCAGCAATAGCAATGCCAGGTGCGGGAGAACAAGGAGGAACTGAAACTCCTTCCGTAGAAAATACCGTAAGTGATCCTGGTGTAATAGACCCTGCAGTCGCAACAGCTTTTACCAATCCAGCTTTTTTTGCGGCAGCTGTATCTCAATACACTGATCCTGTTTCTCAGACTCGTATTGTTACGCCTGGGGACGGAGGTCGATCAGCATTGACTGAACAGATCCAACAATATGCCGCTCCCGGCTCAATGAAGTTGTCTGATTTCTACGGGAAACAGCAACAAGTAGGAAAAGCAAATATTGAGGGAGTCATTGATCAACTTGGTGTTCGTGGCACTAACTTAGAGCAGTGGGCACGAGCTAATCAAGGATTAGCGTTTAGAGAAGTTGTTAAACAACAGGAACAAGCAGCCCGTACTAATTTAAATGCTCGTTCTTCTTTCCCGGCTCCGCAGGAAATTCAGCCCGTGGGAGCTTCTCAGCAAAGCCCAGAAAATGTTATGGGTGAGATGGTTAATACTGCAGCGGGCTCAAATTTACAAGAAAACATGAACATACAACCACGAGCTGCCGCTGAGGCTGCTTTTAATCCAGAAGAAGGTAACTTTGATTTAAGGGATGTCTACAATCCCCTTGTACAACCTACCCTGATTAATCAAAATAATTACGAGAAAGAGGCAGGCGCACGAAGTCGAGATTTAGCTAGAGCTTTCCTTAACAGGAATGTCAGCGCTACACTAGAACCAACCGGTTATTCTTCGAGGTGAACTAATGGATAGTTTTAAGTTTAATCCTTATTTTCAGGGTGGCATTAGTGGAGATATGTATCGCGCAGAATTCCCTGTAAGAGAGTTTAAAGATTTTACAATAGAAAATTATCCAGAATATCAAGAGGTTATCAAGGACGCTGAAGTCTTTGGTAAAAATCCTCAATTTGGTGTAGATCCTTCTATAGCAGGTCCTACCAAATTTACTCAAGCCGCTACTGGAGGAAAAACTGAAGGTATAGGGGACGCACTTTTAAGGGGATTGTTTGAAGGAGCCACCGGGCAGCTTCAAAGAGAACTTGAAAAACGCGGACTGGCTTCTAAAAGAGAACGAATGGCAGGGGAAGAAATGGGACGTTATCGTGAAAGCAACCCAGCAGACAAGACCGCAGATTTAATGGGAATGTTATTTGGCGGACTTAGTAAAAATCTTGGATCGAATATTGCTTACGGATCTATGACTGGCTTGGAGGCCTTCAAACCTTCTGCTAGAACTAAACTAGGTTAACCAAAGGAGTTTTTATGAGCAGCACCAGTACCAACAAACAACCCTGTCTGATTGACCGCCCGTTTTTGCGTGGTGGTAGGATTAATAGCGCCACTACAACAGTCGACCCCTCCAATCCTAATTTTTCTGATTTAGTGCAACTTGTACGAGTCGGAGATTTACCAAGTGAGGATGGGGCTTTTGTTGAAGATATTTTTTTAGTAAGTAATGAATTTTATCCTACTAATGCTGGTCGAAGGACCGCTGAACTCGGTCTCTATATTTACGCCCCCAACCAATCTGCGCCTGCCACCTCAGCTCCATTGGTGATTACCCGTGCAGAATTTGTTTTAAGCAGCGGTACTGCTGGTTTAATTCAACACTTTGAGTTGCCCGCAGTGAATGCTCCTGTTCCTGCAGTAGGCGACGCTACTGGTTTAACTCGACCAATTGAGATTGGTAAAGGTGAAGGACTTTACTTAGAAAAAGGTTACATTCTCTGTGCTGGGTACATTGGAGCAGGAAGAACAGCGGTATCGGGTGGTTTAAGTCCATCAGGTCTTTCTCTATTCGCGCAAGGCGGATTCTATTGAGCCATGGCCCGACACAAGGGCTCCGATGATTTCGGGTTTCGTAATTTAAAGAAATTAGACGATTTTAAAACTTTTAAGAATGTTACGGGTGCGGATAATTCTCAACAACTCTTACGCCCACTACCTTTTGAACGTCGCTTTCGTCCGACTTTAAATACTAAGAATTACTCACCTGAAGCCGAGTACAACTACGCTTCTCTTTGGACTCGTTGGCGGCGTGGTTATGAATTATCTATGTACGCCAATCAAATATATGACGGTATAGCGTATTCTTTTAAATATTTTACCAACAGTACGATGACAGGTAATTTTGTACCTGGTGTAACCTTTATGTATCCGTCTTCGCAAACGGATATGCGTATGTACATGGTAGGTATACGTCCACGCGGTAGTTTTAACTTTCTTGATTTTGGTTATGCTGTTTCTGCTGTTACTCAATATGATGCAACAACAATTGCGGTTAAATTAAATTCAAGATTTGGGGCACCTATTTCTTTCTTTACAGGAGAGGTGGTTTCTAATATCTATAATGCAAACGGCACACAAAAAACGTATGGTTTTAATAACTATACTGTTGTCGCGGTGGGCTTCGATAATGTTCCCTTAACTCCTGAATTTTCCCCTATTTTTGATACTCTTTTTCTATCTACTTCTGCAGAAAATAGTTGGAGTGTTGTTGATGCGACTACATTAACAATTCCTGCTTCAGGACCTCCTTTAGTTGGAGAATACCTGCAAACAGAAATGCGTTATGGATGTACGTGTCCTGATTTTTTAGCAAGGGAAAGTTTTAACTTGTACAAACGTACACAACAAGGACAATATCCAACAACTCAAGCATTGAACGTTACCCCAGGAGTCTTTTATAACGGAAATACAAATCAAGACACTTTAGGATCTAAAGATAACCCAGGTATTGCTAGAGACTTTGGTGTTATTTATTTAAGTCAAATTTATGATATACCTTCTTCTTCAGAAGCTTCTTTTTCAGACCCTAATCTTTATTACCATCAACCTAAATGGTGCAAACATATTTACGCAGCCATGTGGGATATGCAACGTAACTACAATCAGGGAAATTTTACTCAACCGTGGCTTGTACAACCTACAGACGAGCCTTTAAACGAACATTATAGAGAAATGTTTGATAGAACTTTAAAAAAAGAAACTGACTTTTTAAAACGCGAACGAGATCTTAGTTGGTGGCAACGACAGTCCCCAGCAAAAGAGAATATGCCTGTACACATGTTGTATGAAGATAAACAAAATCTTATGGTTAAGATTATGAATACAGGGGGATCTGGTATAGCAGGACCATTATATGGTTCAAATTTTGATATGTTCACTATTGCTGAGTTTAATCCTCTTAATCCAGACGCCTATCAGCGCGTTACTATAGACGGAGGCACTTATAGCAGTGGCGTTTTAGTCACCCAACCAGTTAATATTATTATTGGAGGTCTCTATGCTTCCGGTATCGTATCTCCCACTTTTATTCCAAGTGGCACAATCAACGGTGGTACTTATTAAATGACAAGCACTCCTTTTATTCTTCTTTTAAAAAGGACAGGAAACGCTTCCGATAGGCCAAGTGGCGTCACTATTCAAGCAGGAGAGATGGCTCTTTCCTTTGGTGGCGCCGATCCCGGCTTGTACTTTGAGGATAGCGCCGGAGATATTCGTAAAGTAGGTTCGAATTTTTATGGAAGCACAGCTCCCAACTCTACTCCGTTTGGCTTACCTGGGAATTCAATCGGAGAAACTTGGACTACTTCCTCAAGCCCATACTATTTACAAGTGTGGACTGGTTCCACTTGGCAAAAGGTTGGCGCTGGTTTTGCAGATACTGCAACTTCCGCAACAACTGCGACCACGGCTAACACAGCCAATACGGCTATTTTAGCGTCTGGTGCAATTGTGGCGTCTGGTGCAATTTTAGCTTCGGGTTCTATAACAAGTCAAACTGCACTGTTAGCTTCTGGTGCAATTTTAGCGTCTGGAGTAGTCACAGCTCTTGGCCTGCCCGTGGTTACCATAGTCTCTAGTGGATTACCTGCTGTAGGTGCCTCAGGTACGATGGTTTATAACGTAATTCCCTCAGGTGCGCAGCCAAGTGGTTTATTTGTGTCTGCGCGAGGCGCTTGGATTAAGGTTTAGCCGCGTAAAGTTGCCTTAACAAACCAGGCAGCTTTAAACATATCCCCTACAAGTTCCTGTAAATAATTTGCAACGTCTACAGCCCCGGCACATTCGGACATTTTTGCTAAATTCTTAGCTTCCATGCCTGCAATTTCTAAATTTTTTACATATATAGTCAACATTTCGCGAGTATCGTAGGATTTAACGTGTTTAAACCCCTTAAAAGTTTGTAAAAGTCCTTTAGCACACATAGGCATGAGGTAATCCATGCTTCGAATGTACTCAGCGATGCTGTCAAACTGATCGATATGGGCAGAATACTGTTTTTTTAAGAATTCATGAACGGGAAGGAACAAAGGACCCTCCACATTTAGATGAATTAGGTGTGACTGGAGGTACAATTGGTTTAGATAAGACGAAAAAGAAATCAAGTTCTCTATGAGAACATTTAATTCCAGCGTGGGCTCATCGGCAACCATAAATTGCCCAGACTCCTCTGGTAATTGCGAATTTTCGGTGTAGTCAAAAGAGTCTGGGGTATTCATTGGTTAAGCTGAGCGAAAAGCGCAGGCGACTTCTGTCTGTTCTTCAATTGTAGAGGAGTTTTCGTTGGTTTGAAGATATTCCTCAAGCGCTCCTTTATTAATTCGGAATAAAGACTTGGCGCCGTTTGGTTGGAGGTTTACGTAGATGGTTTTTGGCCAACCTCCTGCAAGGTTTGATTCTGAGAGAGCGATTCTCTTACGAACGAAACCGGCGCTGCAGTTTAAGAGCTCGGCTGTCTCGGCAATTGTGAGCATGGCTTTGTCCGACATCTTGTGTGCGATTGCGTGTCTGTGAACGCCTAAATACTAGCTTGATTTACTGTGTGCGCCACAAAAAAATAGAAAGCGTCTCCTTTTTCATTTTTTGTACAGCTAAACTAAGGAAAAGGGAATTTTGTTATGTCTGTTCGGCTTGCTGGGGAAATTTTTAAGGGATATAACCAACCAAGAAGGGATACGGCTGGAGGTAAAAAATTTGCCGTGGCTGCAAAAGAAGGCGATAAAATCAAGTTAGTTCGCTTTGGGGACGCAAATATGGAGATAAAAAGGGATGATCCAGAACGTAGAAGTAACTTTAGAGCACGTCATAGCTGTGATGAGCAAAAAAGCAAATTAACACCTGGGTATTGGTCATGTAAGATGTGGGAGTCTAAGTCTAATGTGCCGTAATGTGAGTTTAAGGGGGCTACCTTATTCTTAGCTAGGCTTAGGGCAGCTTCGCTTCCGATTGTGAAAAAAGCCGACAACAGAGTTACTTGCGGGCTCACCATGGAAGATGAGTTCGTTTTAACGCGAATAAAAAATAAAGCATCGTCTCTAAAAGGTAAAGAACGGGATACGTATCTATGGACCATAGTTTATCGGCTAATATGTAGAGAGCGGGCTTACAAGTCCGTGATGGATGAAGTTGGAATATGTGTAGATACAAATATGCAGTTATTCCACGACGAAGATGCCTGTCCAGCCGATACGTGACCCAAAAGCCCGTCAGTGGCTTGATTTACTTGCCTACGCCGAAGGTACGGACAAATCCCGTACAGGGCAAGGGTATAACGTCATGTTTGGCGGAGGAACATTTAATGATTTAAGACGTCATCCTGACACAGTAGTTAAAGCTCCCAATATCGCTAGTGCTGCCGCTGGGCGATACCAATTTATGCCGTCCACTTGGAGTGGGGTTTCTAAAAAATTAGGTTTATCTGATTTTGGTCCTGCCGCGCAAGATCTAGCTGCAATTGAATTAATGCGCCAACGAGGCGTGGATCCCTATAAAGATCCAGTTACGCCTCAAACAGTCGCTAAGCTTGCACCGGAATGGGCTTCTTTGCCAACATTGTCTGGTAAGAGCTACTACAACCAGCCGGTTAAGTCGTTTGCTGATTTACAAAGATACGCAAAGCAGTCCGTACCTAATTTCCCACGTCAAAGCGAGGTCTCTGTTGAAAAGGCTTCTCCTAGTGACGCGATCCCCGCTCCAATTGCCGCTGCGCTAGATGTTAAACCTTTTGATTTTAACACCAAGTTAGAAGGTGTCTTACTGGGTAAGTTGGTGCGGGGTATTAGTGACCCTTCTGAAATAGATAGTCTTTCTAAATACAGCAATCTCATGGCTCAAGCCGATGAGCTAGAACTTGAGGGAGGCGATCAGGGCTCACAGTTGGCTGACATTCTCCGCTCCCAAGCCAGTAGCACCGTGGCTGTAGGACCTAATCCTGTAGTAGATCCCACAGAAATAGCTTCAAGTATTGTTGGGCTTCAAGATCAAGAGGCGGCATATTATGAAAAAGTTAAACGAATCGAAGAAACTCTGAAAGGTTTGCAAGCTAATCAAGCTGCTCAAGCAGTTGCAGTCAATACGCAGACAGCGGCCAAACCTGCTCAAGGTGTCCCTGGAACTACGGGACCGGTGCGTTTTGCTGGAGTACAGATCACCTCCGAGGCGGATCCGGGTCAACCTGGATTTGATTTTGTTGTCGCAGGTGGTAAGCGGGGAGCTCCTTTTGTTTCTCCGGTCGAAGCTGAAGTTTTAAAAGTTAGTAAAAGCCCTGGAGAGTACAGGCTAGAGGAGGGCGATACCCGCCGTGGTTATGGAAATGCCGTTGAATTACGTTTTCGCACTCCGCAAGGAAAAGAAGTAGATACTTTAATTGCTCACTTTGACGAACTTAACCCAGCATTAAAACCAGGAATGAAGATTCCTACTGGGTATTACTTAGGTAAACAAGGTAGATCTGGATCTACCACTGGGGCTCATGTTTCAATGGACTTCTTTGATAAGGGTAAATCAACAGCAAGTGCGGAAACTTTAAGAGTGCGTAATCAACTAAGAGATACGATTCGCAAAGGTCTTCCTTATAGCCCAAGTCCAGGTATGGGCTAATTTAAAAAAGCTTGTAGAATAACAGTAGGGTTTTTAACGGAAAGATTCATGGCTAAAAACAGTTCTGCTGCAATGTACGCAGCTATTATTTCTGCTCAGAATACTGCCAATGCTCAAAGACAAGCTACAGATGCTGCAAACCAAGCAGCTCAAGAAGCTTATGGTCGAGCTCAAGAATCTATTGCAAACATAAAAGGTTTAACAGGAATCACAGCTCCTGGCGCAATAGAAGAATATAAAAAAATGTTCTCTACAGTGATCCCCGGTTTAACAACTAAGTATGAAACTCAATTAGATGAGTTTAAACCAGACTTAACTCCTCAGTATGAAACTTATGTAAATCGATTGAAAGATTTACGAGGACTCAGTAATCTGAACGATCCTAATTTTATGGCTTATGCCACTGGTAAGGTTCCTGGACAATACTTGAAAGCGGATACGGATTCTATGAGAAATTTGTATACCTACAATGTCTGATTATGAAATAAGGCCCTCGTTACATGAGCGCAGGGTAGAGTTTCATTCACACGCCCCAGAGGCAAAGCACGATTATAAATACAGGGGAATCAGAACTATTCGATTAGCGGGAGAGATATGGGGGGAAAGTTTAAAGGAACGAGGATCCAGGTTAGCAAAAGAGAGAACTCGTAAAAAAATGAAATCGTCTCCTGTCGGCGTGGGCTTTGGTGTGGGCGACGGTTTCGGACCTGACGACAATTACGCCACTAAAGAATCCCTTAACAATACACACGTCCAATATTACTAAACATCTCCCGAAACTCAAACACGGCTTTCTGCGGATTTATAAGTTTAGGTAAATACAAGATAAAACCAAAACATTTGGTAGGCCCTAACTTTGGCAAACCAGGCTCATCTAAATAAAGCTCGGGTCTTTCTTTTAAAATACAAAGGGGAAAATCTATGTTTAACTTTTGAGTCACCAGAAGCGCAACTTCGGTAGACGTTAAAAAAACTATCGCCTCATCAAATTCGTTTCTTTGATAACGCCTCACACATTCTTCTAACCAAATTCGTTGTGCAGATTTTGTGAACCTTCGTTTTTTACGAAACAACACACTGTCTGGCGGTTGCTCTATAGGGGTCAAAAAATCTCTGGGTGGGTATACATAAACATTTTTTGATTTCCACTTTTGTTTTAACCCGTTTTGTTCCCATGAAAAATAGCGATTTGCACAAACCATAGTGTTTGCAAATTCGCTTGAACACGGATCTAATCCGATTTCCCCTCCAAAAAAAGACGTTACTGTTCCGATTACTTCTGGTGGAGAAACAAAATCAACATTTGCCAACGGCACTCGCTAATTCCTCTAGTTGTTTTGTCGACTCCTCAATATTCAAAACATGAACGCTGAGTCGTGCTGGTTCGACCATAACAACAACAGGATCTTTTAACTTGGTGCGTTCTGCCATAGAAATCACTTTTTTTAAAAAGGATGCAGTCCCTTCATCGCAAAATTCTTCAGCCCTAGATAAGTCTTCTTTGATTTGCTTAACGTTTAAATAAGAGCTTTTATTGGGGGATTCTGGGTTAAAAAATAAAACGCCTGGTCCAGCGTGGGTGCGATATTCTTTATAGAGGACATCGATGTCGTTTAAAATTAATTTAACTGTATTCAATGCCATACGATTCTGAAATTCGCTTTTGCCAAACAAGGTAGAGGCGAATTTTTTAGTCCGGTTAGATAGAAATTTGAACATTTTACTGGAAAGAGTTCCATGCGTCTGCCATTACTTTAACAGCATCAAACAAAAAATTGTTGGTGTTGTTTTCCGTAGGGTCGATTTTGCAATAGTGTTTTCCTTCGACCAACCCAGAAGCCCCACCAGAGACAAGACCCTGATGGATTAATTTATCTATGGTTACGGGAGGGACGCTCATCCGCGCAGCCATTGTTTTTTTGTTTACAAATGCTGTAGTTATGTTCCCTGAATGGGTGCTTGCAATGACTTGTAATGAGGTGTCAATGCTGCGTAAGCATTCGATAAGTTCTTTTAAGTTCATGGTAAGTTTTGTAGAAGTTAAAAAAATGAGGAGGCCGCGTAGTCACCAGGCGCCTGGCAATAACGAGCACTTACCGCTAGACGGAAAGGATGAAAAAATCTAGCACCTCCCAATAACGATGCCGGACCCTTCTTGCCGAGCAACGCACGTAGAGTTTACAGTAGTTTTGTCAATTGTTCAACGATGTCCGTGGGATCTTCAATCAAAATTCGAATTAATTTTTTAAAATTTTTATATTCTCCTGTTTCAGAGGAGGGCTCTTTATTAAGTAAAAACCAGTAAGTGTACGCATTAAGTAGATACAAATGCGTTTGTTTGGCTTTCAGTGCTTGCGCTTGCCACTTTTCAAACTCAAATGAGGATCCGTAACGGCTACTGCCTGTTTTGAGTTCTAGCTCTCGTATTTGAATTTGAAGATCAATGTCTTGCAGTGTAAATTCTAAAGATTTAACTTTCGCTTCGCATTCAACTAACGATGTAGGTTCTTCATTATCTGTGTATAACCAAGGAGGTAAATTATCGATCATATATTTAGGATCCCAAAGAGTTTTTTTGGGTTCTTGTAGATTAATCATTTTCTAGAAGTCCTTGAATGAGATGGAGGTGGTGACCGTTGACAGCGTATAAGACATGAGATTCAAACTTTGTTTTTTTGATAAGTTCAAAAAGATGTAGTTGTTTGAGTTGACGGGCAATCCTGTGTTTTGACCACCCTAAAAATTCCCCAAGCTGTGTTGCTGGTAGAGGTCCTTGCGATACTAGCACGTACAAAAGCTGTCGGTTGTGGTTGATACACGCAACGAGTTTTTTATGTTTATGAGAGAGCGTAAAGAAATTGATTTTTTGTACTTGAGCTCTATAAGTTCCTGCATCGTTTTGTTCGGTGTTTTCTTCTGAGTCCAATGAGACACATCCTGGATGATTTCTGGTGTTATCTTAGTGGCGGGACTGGCTGCCGCCATCAAATGAAGGGGATTTACGCAAAGCGGATCTCCGCATTTAGTTAGTATGTTGTCCTCTGAAGTTAGCTCAGCGCCATAGTACGTTTTATATACAAAACGCCGTGGCCGATCCATTTGTTTTTTATCGGGATCGTATAATCTAAATATTTGGTTGGACAGGTACAGGTGTTTATCTTTTTGCATTTCGAACTTGTTTTGCCGCAACCAGACTATTAGTTTTTCAGCGGTTGTCCGAGCAGTGCGCCACTCGCGTAAACAAATATTACAAGCATACGTGCCATTGATTCTATAGATTTTGTCTAGATCAACTTTGTTTATTTCAACGGGCTCCGATCTAAGGCATTTACAAGTACAGACAATACGATCTGTGTGTTCTGTGACGTAAAATGAGTCTAAAGTGTATTGAGATAAGACTGGCGCGTCGATTTTAGGGCCTAAAACCTGCGGGTCTAGTAAGCCAAAGACTGAGACTAGAGCCTGTTGTGTCATAAAGTGGTGTGATGTGATTTGATTGTCATACGAGAATAGCACGACCAGCTTGCCTTTAAATAGAATTTCTATTCCTTTTTAGAGTTTTGCCCAGAAACTGCACTCGAACTCACTTAGCTATATTACTGAGACCCAGTTCGGGTTTTATTTAGCGCATTTAATAGTTGCCTTATAGTAATACTAATACGTTTTTTTTAATAAAGTTAAAATTTGCAGACAAGGTGCAAATTACGGTAAATCTCGATTCACAACGCAGTAGTTGTTGGAAATCGCGAATAAAACGATGTTAGTGAACAACGTGGGCGTCATGAGTCAACTCTTGGCACAATCTTAAAGTTTGTGATAACATACAGGTATCCTCATATCTCTAGAGGCACCAATGGCTGTAGAGCTCCCTGCAACTCTTAAGGAACTGGATGATCCTGACGCTGCTTTTTGGAGCGAGTGTCGAAAACGGGCTGCGGTTTTAAATGTCCCTGCATGGAAATTGGCGGAAGATAGCTACCAACATCCAAAAAGGACAAAACGTTCAAATATTGGTAGGCTCTAAAATACTGAAATTTAGCTAAACTGTAGGGAGGAGACTTTTTAGGATCACACAATATGCCAGCGTGTCCGCATTACCCTAGTCGTCACGCTTTTCATACCGCGAATTTCGAGGGTATTGTCTCTGCGTTGGTAGAATGTCTCTATACGGTATCTGGCGTGGGCACAAACTCATTCACGATTGACCCATCTGGGTACGCTTCAAACTTTGAAGGGATTGTGCAGTGTATTGAAGATTTAAATTTTACGCTTAGTGGGCTGTATGCTAATGCCGTTGTTATTGTATCCGGCGTAGTTGGGGGTTCAGGTATTTATGTTACGCCCAGTGGAGGCTCTTCTGTAGTTAACGTAAATTATCCCAATGTGTTTCAGAACTCTGTATCTGGGCACGTTCTTGGAGAGGGTAATGTTACTGTTTCTTATAGTGGCAACTCTGTAATTATTAGTGGCGAAGCAGGGGCATCTGTAACAGTGTCAGGAGCTCCTCGTAGTTCCTATGGTGTTGGGGATATGTGGTTTGATACGAACCAAGGTCGTTTGTTGGTTTATGCCAGCGGTGGCAGTGTAACTTATCCAGACTGGTATCAAACCAACGCTGAAGCTTTGGCAAATATCAGTCAGTATCCGCCAAGTGGAACTGGACTCAATGCCCCGGTTCGAGATGGTTCTCTTTGGTTTAATACTTTGCTCGGGTCCTTGTTTGTTTATGATGCGACATCCAGTGGTTGGTATGAAGCGCAGCGTAATGCTACCGCCGCTTATGGTGCTGCTGCCCCTGCACCAGACAGCTTAGGCAGCTTGTGGTATGACACGGTTAATCCTGATCTTCGTATTTGGGATGGCACGACATGGACTACTGCGATATAGTACGTAGGGTTCTTTAGTTCTTTTGTAAATGGCCAAAAATCAAGATTCAACAAAGACAATTGTTTCAAAACCAAAAAGGACGACCCAAGGCCAAGGCAAGCATTCAAAAGCTAAGCCTGGAAAAAAACTTCTTCGCGGTCAAGGGAAGTAAACTGTAAGTAAATCCGCAATTTTTTACGTGTCTCTTGTATCCTTCCGAGCAAAATCCTCGATTACAGCAGGAGATTTGGTTCGAGTCGATTCTGTAGGTTTTTTAACAAAAGCATCCGCTGTTGCGCTTGATTCATCCATTTGTGTCGGCGTGGCTTTAAACTCCGCTTCCGCAACAGACTTGGTTCTAGTAAATAAAGATTCTATATACACCCAATTTTCTGGTTTAAATCCCGGAACTCGAACCTACCTATCCTTAACATCAGGTCAACTTTATGCGAATTATGCAGCGTTTTATACTGCTTTATCAGGCACTACGTTATCCGGTGCGTATTTGACAGAACTTGGACCAGCCATATCCACTTCCGGGGTGCATATTGAGATACAGCAACCTGTTTTCATTAACAGGTAAATTGGGCTATTATTAAGTGAGGAGAATCGTGATTTCTGCGCATGACTGATCGCTCTATTTTTAATCGTAGGTACACGAGTTTTAACTCCGGTACGCAGGAAGTTTATTTAGTAAATGGCGCGGGAGTTGTAACATCTTTACCTAGTTCTGCAGCATTTGTTGCGGGTGAAACGCTTGTTCAAGGAGCAGCAGTATATGTAAGTGG